CATCGGCAATGGAAAAAAAGTGGGGCGTGGATCGCCTGCGTCTGCTTGTTGGCGTGGAATTGAGGGAAAAGTTCGATAGGCAGAGATTCCTATTCAACAAAGCGATCTGGCATGGCGATTTGGAAGACGTCCGCCAACAGTCGCGGCGCATGATTGCGGCATGGCGTGCATTGGATCGTAAAGCCACAGAAATGGGCGCTGAAGGCCTTTCTCCGGTTGTGTGGGAAATACCCCTGCCTGATGGTACGGTGGCCGCCCTTATCCGCGAAAATGGCGACACGCGCAAAATAAAATCGGATGGGCGGCAAATGCTGGTCTTTACGGTGGAGGAGATTGGCAGGCTGATCCACGCCCTGCCGACCGTCATGGCGGTCAAGGAAACATTCAATGGCGCGACAATCACGGCCAGCCGAGTTAACATCGCGGACCCGCTTAATGAGGTAAGTGCCGGCGACTTTGATCTGGATGATCCTTTGCCTGCGAGCATTGGCCTATAAATGAAAAGGGCGAGGTTTCCCCCGCCCGATACCGAAATCATGATTTAAGTATTTGATCCGCCTCCAAGTCCATTGCAGCCACTGCAGTTACGATCCATTCAAAGTCGATGGCACCCCTGTCGATGGCCATGCAAAGCATGGTGACCATTTGAGGAACGGGGTGTTTACCAGCAAGCCAAAATTGAACCGTTCGGATGTTTTTGCCGGTCATCCACGCGATGTCAGCGTGGTTTAAGTCGTGGCGAACCATAAAGTCGGCGAATGTATTTTTGTCCATCAGGCGGCCTCGTCTTCTTGTTCAGAAGAACGCAGCATAACGTCATAACCCATTTCATCAGCCAATTTTAAAAATTCTTCGTGCATACGCATAATGCGGTATTCTTTGGCATCATCAGCGTGATGAGCCAGCAACGCATGGTCGTGCAAGGAATGTGCGTGATATTTCGCGCCCAAAATTCGATTAGTGTTCATGGTCTCTCTCCTTAAATCAAAAACAGGTTTACTTTGAGGAAGTGAATTTCTTCTGCGGTGGCAGCGCAAATAGCCATAGGGTGCCTTTCAATATACGCCTGCAAACGGCTGCGGTTTTTCATGGTTGGGCATTTGCGGTAAGAATTGATCAGTTTTGACATGGGTGCCTCCAAGTGAAGGAGGGGGCCGAAGCCCCCACCGATTATGCAAATGCAGGGGATTTGGCCACAACACGCGGGGTGAGGGTGGGTTTTACTGCCGTTGCATGGCAACGGACAAAATCCTCGGCTGACAACAGGGTCTGGGCCAGATCCTTGCTGAAAGTGGTTGGGAAAGTCTTGGTGACGACCACGTCAGCCTTGGTGCCGAAGAGGATGGCTTCCTCAACGCCTTTGGCATTGACAGCGAAAACAGCGGCTTCAAGAAGCTGCTTTTTGACAGCGTCACGAGCTTTGGACAATTCTTTGATCTGAGCGTCGAGGGCTGCGAAGTCGTCGGTGAGGGCTGCGATGTTGTTGGTCATGATAAGATCTCCATAAGATAAAATCGGAACATCCCGATAAGTTGATAATAGCGAAGCAATTTCGGATTGCAAGAAATTTTTTCACATTGTTGAAAAAAAATCTAACCAGATAATGAGGGCGGCCAAAAAGGTGGCCAGCCCCAGAAATTCAAACAAGTCCCACAAAAAGTTTTGCATGATCAGCCCCAATCTTTGTAATCAGTGTTTTCAGAATAGCCCAAACGATATTCGGCAATCTGTTCTTCGCTCAAGCTTTCGATTCGGCTGACGCCGATATAGTAATGCGGATCTTGCCTGCGGCCATAATAGCTGTCGGCTGCGCCACGGTCGTAAAGTGAGTTGTGCTTGCGGTCCATGCCGTCTTCGTCGATTAAAAGCAAAGTGGTCCTTTTCGTCAGGGTATCGACATGCGAAGTGAGGATGTTGATCAGATCATTGTCCCGCAGGTCAGGCGAATAGCTGAGGGCGCGGTTCAGGACCGTGATGGTTTCGTTTAGAGCCTGTTGGGTCCGTGCGATCTTGTCTGGGCTGAGATTTGTCATTGTCAGTCTCCGTTGGTATGGGCCGTAGCCCCGTTGTTGATATAAACACAATATGCGAAGTAATTTCGTTAGTCAACAAGAAAAACGAAATTACTTCATCTTTTTTTATGCCACCCCTGACAGGATAGCATCGATCAAAAGCTTAGGCTTTTCGTAACGGTTTTTCGCGGGTTCAAGCGCAAGCTTTGCGGCCAAAGCCTTTGCCAATGCCTGCTTGTCTTCAGGCTCAATGGTCAAAACGCGGAACTTTTTCAGATCAAGGACGCATGGCTTTTTGTCGCCGATTTTCTGATATTCAGACACAAAGCCTGAACGGTCAGCGCGGACAACCTTGGCCAGAAACAGGGTCTCATAAGTCGTGGTTTTGCCATTCAACTTGGTCATGCTGTGGGTTTCTTCAACGGCCACGATGTCGTTCTTTTTTGCTTTAGACATGATAAAATCTCCTATTTATTTGAGAAGGGGTGGGGCCGAAGCCCCGTTGATTAAGCGGGGATCGCGATCACAAAGCTTCCGCAGCAATTGTAAACTTCAAAACCTTTAAACTGACCGTCGTCGTAAGGTGTGTAGCAATCGCCACCACCGAAAACAAACCATACACCGCGCATGTTAAAATTGTTTTTGTGCGGGTTGTATGAAGGTTCTGCCAGATTAAATTTAGGCGCATCATTATAGCTAACGGCATCGATAGAACCATCAAAGCGTGATTTTGCCTGAACATGGATGTTGCCTTCGTTCTTTTTGATGAAGGATTTAATTGTTGCGAGCGTGATGCGTTTGGTCATTTTCGTCTCCATCAGTTTGGGCAATGCCCTTGGTTGATGAAAATCACATTATGCGAAGTAATTTCGTTAGTCAACAAGAAAAACGAAGTTTTTTCAAAAAAAGTTTTAAATAAGTATTTTCACGCATTTTCACCGCGCCCCTTGCAAGGCTTTTAGATCACGCCCAAATATGTTATAAGTGCTGAAATCAATTAGTTTTTATGGGTATTTAAATGGCAAAAGCCGGTCGTCCTTCAAAATTCACGCAAGAGCTTGCGGATCAGATTTGTGATCTGATGATCGCGGGTTCTGATCTCGTTGATGCGTGCGAAGCATTGAAATTAAACCGTCGAACCGTTTATCGATGGATGCACGAAAACCCCGATTTTGACGCACAATGCGCGCGCGCACGCGAGGCTTTGACCGATTTTCGGTTGAAAAAAATCCGCGAAAAGATCGAGACAGCGCAGGTTGAGGGCGTCGATCCCGCTCTGCTCCGCATCCAAGTCTCGTACGAGCAGTGGATGGCGGAAAAGATCGCGCCTCGGTATCAAACGCGGCAACGCACCGAACTGACCGGCAAAGACGGCGGGCCGGTGAAGGTCGCGCACATCGACCTGTCGCACATGAGCGACGATGAACTGGACCTGCTCGACATGGCGCTGAACCCGCCGGACGCGGACGAAAACGATGAATAAGATCGGCCTCCTGCCCCACGCGGTTGAGCGTACGCTATGCGAGCGGTCGTTGGCTGCGTTTATACGCAAAGCGTGGCACGTCGTTGAGCCTGGCCAAAAGTATGACCACAACTGGCACGTCGATTTTATTTGCGAGCATCTCGAAGCGATCACAGACGGGCTGCGGTTGGATGACGGGCGCTATTACAACCGCCTGCTGATCAATGTTCCGCCTGGCACGTCCAAATCGCTCCTGCTCAATGTTTTCTGGCCCGCGTGGGAATGGGGGCCGCGTGCCATGCCGCATCTGCGCTACGTCTGCGCGGCGCATAAAATCGAAAACCTATCCGCCCGCGATTCTCGGCGCATGCGTCAGTTAATCACATCCGAATGGTATCAAAGCCATTGGGGCGACAGGGTGCAGCTCGCCCGCGACCAAAACGAGAAATTGAATTTTGTTAACGGGGCGCAAGGCTTCCGCATCGCCACCGCGATCACCAGCTTGACCGGTATTCGCGGTGACCGCGTCATCATCGACGACCCGCACAGCGTCGACTCGGCTGCCTCCGAAGTGCAGCGGCAGGCCGAGGTCCAGACGTTCCTCGAAGCCATTCCCAGTCGCCTCAATAACCCCAAGAAGTCGGCCATTATCGTCATTATGCAGCGGCTGCACGAGGACGACATCAGCGGCGTCATCCTCGATAAAAGCCTCGGCTACGACCACATCATGTTGCCGATGCTGTACGATCCGATTCGGTCGCCGGTGACGCTGCTTGGCGCGGTCGATCCACGCACCGAACCCAATGAATTGTTGTTTCCAAAGCGGTTTCCGCTTGAAATCGTTAAACGCGATCGCGCTGTGATGGGCGAGTTTGGTTTTGCCGGACAATACCAGCAAGAGCCAGCGCCACGCGGTGGCGGCATCATCCAGCGCGAGTGGTGGCAGCTGTGGGAATCGCAGGACAACGCGTACCCTCCGTTCGAATACATCCTGGCGTCGGTCGACACCGCCTACACCGAAAAAGAGGAAAACGATTTTTCCGCGATGTCCGTGTGGGGCGTCTTCGCGCACGACCCGACCGCGCAGGCCAGCAAGATTCAGGGCCACGATGGCCGCGTGATGCAGGTCGAGCGCGTTTACGGCGAATTAACCCCAAAGGTGATGCTGATTGACGCATGGCAGGTCAAGCTGCCGATCCACGAGCTGGTGCAAAAGATTGCCGAAACAGCCAAAAAATGGAAAGTCGACAAGGTGCTGATCGAGGCTAAAGCGTCTGGGATCTCCGTCGACCAAGAACTGCGCCGGCTGTACAACCACGAGCTGTTCGCCGTTCAGTTGTCGAACCCTAAGCGCCTTGACAAGGTCGCCCGCCTGCATTCGGTCAGCCATTTGTTCGCCGAAGGCATGGTTTACGCGCCTGACAAGGCCTATGCCGAGATGATGATCCGGCAGGTTTCGACCTTTCCGAAGGCCAAGCACGACGATCTAGTTGACACTTGCTCGCAGGCGCTTCGCCACATGCGCGAGCTGGGCATGCTGACTCGCGGGCCGGAGCGAACAGCCGAACTGGATGCCATGAAGTATCACCACGGGGGCGATCCCCCGCCGCTTTATCCAGCGTGAAAGCGGGCTTTTTTATTTTTCCGAACCCTGTTAAGGGTCGGGACCGAACAGGTGCCATGCGCCAATTGTGAGGGACTGCGATGCCATTGACTCCAGGCCTTGTGCCAAATGTACGCCAGACGGCACCGGATGATCCCGATCAGCCGAATCCGATGGATATCATTGTCGAGATGACCGGCGAGGGCGAAGACACGCCCGAAATTGACCAAGATGGCGCAATCTTAAAGATCGAGCATGGCGACGGATCAATTTCTATTAGCCTCGACGGCAGGCCGCTCGGTCAAACCGGCAAGAAGAAGCCGACCGGTTGGTTTGACAATTTGGTTGATGATATTGATCAATTTGAACTTAGTCGCATCGCCAACGACCTGCTGAAGGGCGTTGAGGAGGACATTGAAAGCCGCAAGGAATGGGTCGAAGATCGGGCGCAAGGCATTAAATTGCTTGGCTTGAAAATCGAGGTTCCGTCCCTGTCAGGGGCAGCGGACGGTGCGCCGATTGACGGCATGAGCAAGGTCCGTCACCCGCTCCTACTCGAAGCGGTGCTACGGTTTCAGGCAAACGCCCGCTCAGAACTGTTGCCGACCGACGGGCCAGTTAAAATCCGCGACGACAACAACAACGGAAATCTTCAAGAAGATCAATTGGCTAACGCTTTGGAGCGTGACCTGAACCATTTCTTGACAGCGGTGGCAACCGAGTACTATCCCGATACCGATCGCATGCTGCTGATGCTTGGATTTGGCGGGACCGCGTTTAAAAAGGGCTATTTTTGCCCGTTGCGGAACCGGCCAGTCATTGAGTCGGTCGACGCCGATGACATCATTGTCAACAATTCGGCCACCGATCTGGCAAACGCCAAGCGCATTACGCACCGCGTCGTCATGAAACCGTCGACCGTCAAGCGGTTGCAGATTCTTGGCGTATACCGCGACGTTGATCTAAGTCAGGCCAAAGAGCGCGACCTCGACGCAGTCCAGCGGGCCAAGAACAGCCAGCAAGGCATTTCCGATGATTCGGGCCGCCCTGAAGACCGCGACCGCGAAATATATGAAATTTATTGCGAACTTGACCTCAAGGGGTTTGAACACAAATACAAGGGCAAAAAATCCGGTCTTGAAATCCCGTATCGCGTGACGATCGACGTCAGTTCAAAGCAAATTTTATCAATCGTCCGCAATTATGACGAAGACGACCAAGACTTGCCTGAAGCGCGCAAAAATTTCGTTAAGTACACATTTGTTCCAGGCATGGGTTTTTATGATATTGGTTTGCTTCACATTTTGGGCAACACGACTAATGCAATTACTGCGGCATGGCGGGAGCTGTTAGACGCTGGGATGTACAGCAATTTTCCTGGCTTTTTAATGGCCGACATGGGCGCGCGACAGAACACCAACATCTTTCGCATTCCTCCAGGCGGCGGCCAGTTGATCAAGACCGGCGGCATGTCATTGCGTGATGCAATTATGGAATTGCCCTACAAGCCGCCGTCACCTGCCTTAATGCAGTTGGTGGACAATATGGCGCAGACCGGCATGCGGATTGGCGGCACGTCCGAGCAGCAGGTAGGCGAAGGACGGGCTGATGCGCCGGTTGGCACTACGTTAGCGATGATTGAGCAAGCCGCAAAAGTCATGAACGCGGTGCATAAGCGCATGCACGCCGCGCAAGCCGAAGAATTTCAAATGCTGGTTAGGCTGTTTAAAGAGAATCCCGAAAGCTTCTGGCAGCGCAACAAAAAGCCAACCACTCCGTGGGATGAGCAGACATTTTTGCAAGCATTGAATGACTGCGAGCTGGTGCCGCAGGCCGATCCAAACACTGCGTCGCACGGCCAGCGCATCATGAAAATCATGGCACTGAAACAATTGCAACAGCAAAATCCGTCCATGTACGATCCGATCGCTATCGACACCGCGGCATTGCAAGCCATTGGCTGGTCAAACCCGCAGCAGTTCCTTGCGCCTCCGCAGGCGCAGGCATCTCCGCCGCCGGAACTGCAGGAAAAGATGGCCAAGATGAAAGTCGCGCAGCAGGATGCTGACACCAAGCGGATGCTGGCGCAAGCCAAAGTTCAAGAAATACAGCAAGGTGGCGCGGGTGCGGGCGTCAAGCCGACGAACCCGATGGAAGCCCTCAATTTGCAGGTTAAGCAGCAGGAAGTGCAACAAAAGTCGCAAGACGCCATGCTTGACGCGGAGAACCGTAAACGGGACCGTGAAAGCCGCGAACGGTTGGCTGCGATTCGGTTGGCCGAGGACATGGCGAAGAATCCTGCGGGCATTCCGATTGTAAACAGCATTGTGCAACCGGACCTGTTGAAACGTTTGGAAGACAACGAACAACCACTTACTGGCAGCGAACAAGGGCCGCAGCAATGACGCACGACCACGAAAAGATGATTCGCCACGCAATGATCATTGCAAAGCATTTAGCATCTGGCGGTCATGTTATTCTGACGCACCGCAAGCACTTTGAGGGCGGCGGTGACGCTGGTGGCGGTGGCACTGCAACTTTTGACGCTGCTCCGACAGCAGTTGCTCCTGCTGCGCCGTCTGGCCCTATTGGCATGGATCCGGTTGCAATGAAGGGCGAGCCGCTTGATTGGGCGCATTTGCATATGCCTTCCAGTTTTACGCAGGGTTTTGTTCCGACGCGTGAACAGAATGTTGCTACGCCGCCATCAATCATCGGCGGCAATGGCACGCCGCGTTTTTCGTCCAATCCGTCCTTTGACCCGTCGTCATACTTTATGCCGCAGCAGGCTGCATTGGCCGAAGGTCCAAGGTCTTTTGCGCGCGGTGGATATGCCGACGGCGGTGAGACTGACCCGATGTTAGATCCTGACGTGTCGGCGGCTTTGGGTGTGGCCAAGGAAACTGCTCCTGATCGTCCTTTTGGGCCAGTTGTCGGTCCAAGCGACGTTCAATCAAATGTGGGTGACCAATCTATCCCAATGCACGAAAAAATTTTTAGGGCCATTACTGGTGGTCGCAGTTTTGGCAATGATATTAGCAATATAAGCAAAAATTTGCCCGACGCACATGCATATGGTGAAGCGTTGCAGAACGCGACAGAAGGCGCCCGTGCATTGCAACAACAGGGCGTTGAAAATATGCGTTCTGGTGAATTGGGCCGCATGGCGCTCGGCGCTGGTCAGGTTCCGCTTGGCTATTTCAATCAAGCCATTGCGCCTGTTTCGGCGGCATTTGATGTGGGGTCAGAGACAGCAGGCAAATTTGACCCGCGCCTGAAAGCCGAAGCTGATGTTATTGGGGCATTTGGCACGGAAGGCAGCAGCGCATTGGCAAAAGCCAGCCGATTAGCGCAAGAACACGGCGCACCATTAACTGGTACATTGGCTATGGCAGGCATTCCAGCGAAAGCAGGTGAAGCAGAACGGGCTGTGCAAGCCGCTAAAGATGTTGCGGGCGGTGAAGTGTATGGTCCCCCTGAAATGTACGGGCCAAAAGCACCTGCCAGCATTGCTGATACCAGCCACGAAATGAATGTTGAGCGCGGAGAACGCAAAACAATTAACCCTTCAAACATTCGGTTGACACCGGAAGAACGCGATATTGTCAATTCTTTTGAATCGCCAGGCCATAGGGCGATGGTTGCCGGTGCTATTCGTAATACAAGATCGCGGTATCCTGTCAGTGACGGTTGGGCGCCGATGCAGTTATCTGACGCAACCATAAATGAAAAAGGTTTGCCGGAATTATCATGGCAACAACCTGCATACGGATTTAATCGGCAAATGCAGGATGTGCAAAAAGTTGTTTTGGATGACACAGGACAGCCTGTTAAAGCGCCTAAGCTTGACCGACAAGGCAACCCAGTNGTGGATGAAAACGGTAATCCCGTTTTGCTTAAACGCAATTTGACTGAATCTGCAAGGGAAGAACGCGCAATGAAGCGCGGAACCCCTGAATATGATCGGGCTGTTGAAAGAGCTGCAAAAAATTCATATGATGAAATTTCAAATGTCGTAGACCGCGCCAACAATGGTGATGAAGCAGCAAAAGTTATGCTTCGTCAAGTTGGTTGGTATCGTGAGTTTATGCGTAAAGGTTTTGACGAACGCGGTGGAGCGTATCCTGCGTTTTCTGATTTGCTCGGCGCAACAAGCCCCAATACAGCCGTTGATCAAAACTATGCGTATGCTGTTGATGCCCAACAAAGGCATGCACGCGGTGATTTTGACCCTAAAGTTGAATTTGCCAAAAATTATCAAGGTAGTTTAACCGAATTTCCACCAGAACAATTGATTCGCCGCACTGTTACCGATCCAAAGACGGGCGAGTTAAAGCAATACGGCATGAATAGCCGCAATGCTCAAATGGCAATGGCTGACCGTTGGCGCGACGTTGAACCTGGTTCTGCACCCAAAGCCCGCAATTTCTCAGGCAACCTTGGTGGGGCTACAGATGCGGCTACAATTGACGTGTGGGCTGCAAGGCACCTTCAACGGATGTTGGGCCGTGACCGTCTTCCTCCGCCCATTGAAGGCGGCGTGAAAGGCAAAATGGAAGTCACCCCTAATAACCCTGACACATTGCGTGCCGGTGGTGAATTTGGGTTTGGGCAAGATGTTTTTCAAAACCTGTCTGACAAAATCAATCAAAGCAATTTGTTAAAACCTTATTTGTCGCAACTTGGTTATACCAATGCGACTCCTATGGATTTGCAAGCTTTGGCTTGGTTTTTGGAAAAAGAGCATTGGACAAAAAACAATTGGACAACTGCTGCGGGTGAAGGTGGTTCTTTTGAACAAGAAATGGCCAAAAATCCTGCACAACGCTGGCAATCTGGCTTTTCTATCCAACAGGAAGAACCGCCAACAGATGCCTTGATGGCCAAAACGCGCGACATTGTTGACGGCACATTGCAAAAAGACCCGCAAGTAAGCGTATACCGGACAAACCCAACTGCGGGTCGTTACGCTGGAGACAATGAACGAGCATTTGATTCTGAATTAACTGCTCATCCTGATTGGAATCCAAGCCAATGGATGGCCTCTATTATTCAGCAAGCCAAAGAACACAACCAAAAAGATTTGTTTTTTTCAAAGCGTCTTTCGTCATTGGAAGCGCAAACAAACCCCAATGCGCGGCCTGGTGCAGAAATTTATTTTCAAAATCGCAAAGAAATGCAGGATATCCTGCCTATTCTTGATCAATTCACTAATCGCGGACAAGATGGGTTCACATTTGTAACCGATTTGCGCCACCGTGAGCGAGTTGGTGGCGGAGCAGAAAGCCCTGATTTTACAGGCGTTCGCATGCAATATGTGCCTGAAATCCGCATGCGTTATGACCCAGAGTTCAGAGAAAAAGTTTTAAAAGATCCGAATTTCCTTGCAAATGATATGCAGGACGCGCAGAATAGAATGCAAGACGCAATTGCTGCCCTTGATCAGCAAAGGCATAAAATTGTAGACGCCCGCATTCATCATTATGATACATTAGCATTAGGGAAAGAAAGTTATGACAAATTCCTCAACGGCATCACAGACCCACACAACGCCTCTTCAGCGTATGAAAGCAAGTCTGGAGCGGTCAATCCGGTTGCACGGTTCGGAAAACCTATCCAGTCGCATGTTGCAGGCCGAGATCACGCGCTACGAGAAGGAATTGAAGGAAGGTCATCAAACGATGGCCCAGCAATGGCACAGCCAAACACGGGCGTAAAACCGTTTGCCGCTGGCGGCTCCGCACAATCGTATAACATATCTGCTGATATGGGGCGTGGTCTAATTGACCGCGCTTTTTTTGCTGCTCAAAAATTCGGCCCTGCTGCTGCTCAGGATGCCGTGAAAACCGCAAAGCAGCTTACACGGGGACGCCCGTAATTATGGAGAACTCCAATGTCTGAAGCCTCGAAATCCGCCCGCAAGGCAGCGGCGGATAAAGTCAAAAAGCTGGTTGGCGCTGATCCCAGCGGCAAGCCGGTTGATGCATCTAGTTACACACCGCCGGATGCATTGAAAACAGGCGTACAGACGGGCATGCGCCCTGTCAGCAAACGCCAGTTTAAAAAAGGCGGCAAAGTTATTGGCAAAATGCACGGTGAAAAAGCGCATCACCACGCCGGCCGCAAGCCCCGCAAAGCTGGCGGCAGCGCAATGCCTCCTGTTGATCGTTTGGTCAACCGTGACATGAAAAAAGCTAACGAATACCGTGACGGCGACAAGCACATCGGCGGCATGAAAAAGGGCGGTCGTATTCATAAAGACATGGGCGGCATGACCCCGCAGGCGGCAGGCGCCATGCAGGATCCGCGCATGATTGCAGCCGCACGCATGGCCGCGTCAAATCGCGCCAATGTTCCGCAAGCTATGTTGCAATCGATGCCGACCAGCTCGAAGATTTCCCGCGGCGCTGGCCTTAAAAAGGGCGGCCACGCTCACCGGTCGCATAAAGCCGACGGTGGCGTTCCCGTACCTCCGACGATGCCCGACGACATCCGCGCGCTTCGCAACCGTTCGCGTGCAATGGTTGGTGACGACATTACCAGTTCGACCGGCGCACGGCCTGAAAACCGCAAACATGGCGGCAAAGCTAACCATCCTGATGTTGCTGAAGACAAAAAGCTGATTAAGTCGATGGTTAAAGGCGCCGCTTTGAAATGTAGCGGTGGCCGCATGAGCCGCAAAGGTGGTGGCAATATTATGGAATTGACTGGTGTTCGCCCGACTGGCGGTCGTATGGCACGCAAAGAAGGTGGACGCAGCATCTCCATCCGCGACACATGGGAAAACCAAAAGGGCCGCGACATGGACCGTGCCGAGCAGGCAATGCAGCCGATCATGAAGAATGGTGGCCGTATGGCTCGCAAGTCCGGCGGTCCTGCCGGCAAAGGCAAGATGAATGTGAATGTCATCGTTGCCCCGCATGCGCCGCAGGCAGGCGGAATGCAGCCACAGGGCGGCATGCCTCCGCGTCCGGCTGGTGCAGTGCCTGTGCCTATGCCTCCGGCGGCTGGTGGCGCTCCTATGGGCGGCATGCCTATGGGAATGCCGATGGGCATGCCGATGCCCGCTGGTGCGCCTCCTATGCCTCCGCAGGGAGCTGGTGCGCCTCCAATGGGCCGCAAGGCCGGTGGCCGCACCTACCGCAAAGAACAAGATATGGATGCTGGATCTGGCAGCGGTTTGGGCCGTTTAGAGAAAATGCAGATCCAAAAGCATCGCTAAGTTTTGTTGGCGCCTCCTGTACCAACAAAAGAGCGACCGGCAGTTCCCCTCTCCCTGCCGGTCGCTTCCTACCAGTGAGAGGGAAAGTGAGAGGGAAAAATGCAATCGTACAGCGACTATTACGAACGCAAATTGAAGGAACTTTTGCACGACAACGTTGAGCGCATTACCGAAAGCTTAGTTAACGGTTATGGGGTCGTCGATTACGCGCATTATAGATTTCTTGTTGGTCAAATCACTGGGTTGAAGGCGGCAATTGAATTGTGCGACGAGGCAAAGGATCTGGCTAACAAGGCTTTACGTTAAAAGAGGGGAACTAAAAATGGCTTACGTTATGAAACACGCGGTTGATCCGCGCGAGGCAATTTTGAAGGAAGTCGGTGACTTGTCATCGGTGGAAATCTTCAACAACCAAATCCTTGTTGCCATCTATATCCGCCCAGAAAAAACTTCTGGCGGCATCATTTTGGCAAATCAAACCCGTGACGAGGACAAGTGGCAGGGCAAAATGGGCCTTGTTTTGAAGAAAGGGCCATCAGCATTTATTGATGAGTCACAAAATTGGTTCAACGGCATTGATGTTGCCGTTGGTGATTGGGTTTTCTTCCGTCCTTCAGACGGTTGGGGACTTGAAGTGAATGGCGTGTTGTGCCGGCTGCTAGATGACACTGTCATTCGTGGCCGTACACCTAACCCAGATATGATTTGGTAAGGATATAAATCATGGCAAAACGATCTAAAGACATTGAAATTGAACTGGAACCAACACCGGCTGAAGCTTCTAACGTTGAACTTGAAATTGTTCACGTCGACGAGCCAAAAGCCGATGAGCCAGTTGTTTTAACACCCGAAGACGGCATAAAAGAGCTGCAACAAAAGCTTGAAACCGAGCGCCAAGCTCGTATTCAGGCCGAAAAACGTGCTCAAGAGGCCGCTCAACGCGAGTTTCAAGCAAAAAATGAGACTGAAGACACACAACTTCACCTCATTAAAAACGCGATGGACACGGTTAAGCGCAATAACGAAATTTTGAAAGCCAATTATCGCGAAGCAATGGCAATCGGCGATTACGATACCGCCGCAAACATTCAAGATTCGTTGTCCTCGAACCATGTAAAACTTTCGCAGCTTGAAGCGGGCCACAAAGCTATGCAGGAACGCCCCAAACAGGCGGCTCCGGCTCCACAATATAGCGATCATGTCGATGCTTTGGCTTCGCAGGTTACTGAACCTTCGGCGCAGTGGCTTCGCGCCAATCGTGATCGTTTGGGCAACCAAAAGACCATTGACAAAATGTTTCGCGCCCATGCGGACGCGCTTGATGACGGAATTATTCCAGATTCACGGGAATATTTTGAGTTCATTGAAAACCGTTTGGGGTTCCAACAGCACCGCACGCAGGTTGAGGCGGATCCGTTTGCCGATACCGCGAAAATAACACAGCGCCGGTCGGCACCGCCCGCCGCGCCTGTGTCGCGCAGTGGTAACGGCACGGGGTCTGCCCCAAATGTCGTTCGGCTGACCGCCGCGGAAC